AGTTACAATTTCATGTTGAATTTTTTCTATTTCTATCAATAATTCAAAAATCCCAATATCCCTTCCAAACAAAGTAGAATACACAAGGGTTAATCCCTCAGCAGAATTATTTTTATCAGAGTATTCTTCATAATATTTTTCTAATGAACCAACTAAAGCAGTTTTACGTGGACTGAGTTCTATTCCACATAAACCATTATCTGTAATACCTTTTCGATTAAATTCAGCATATTTATTATGTATTTTACGATTAATAAATTGTCGAGCTTGTCTATGTAAGGTATTAACATATAAAAACTCATCAATCACTTTGAGTTTACATTGAAATAGATGACGATTATACTGCCAACAAATCGGAACTAACACTGATATTAATGCACCTAATATAATACCAATAAAAGCAATTAATTCTAATGAAAAATTCAATTATTTTTTATAAAACTACATAGTTATAAAATGGATCATAGATCCCAATTGCAACTCATACAGTATTTTTGACCAGCACAAGTATCCTGCATTTTTTTTGGATGCTTACATTTAGGGATTAGTTCATTTTTTATCAATTTCAAATTTGATATTATTGTTTTTTCAGAATCACGAATAGTTATCATTACTTCAGAGTCTTTACAATCTAAGAACAATTCCTTGATTACATGTTCTCTTTGAGCAATCCACCAATCCAATAGCTTGAGTGCTTTAGGCACACTCATGATTTATTTTTAATTAATTCTTTCAGTGATTTTATTATAAATTCACTACCCTTTAATCGCTCAATAGTCATACACATCTTTTTTATTTCATCTGTCATTAATGATTTAAAAACAACTTTTTCGTTAACTAATTTTAACATCACCGCAGCAATATTTTCAAAATGATCTTCAATTTCATCATGTGAAAGATCTGCATGTTTTATATCTCCTATAATATATGGAATATAATCACTTAATTCAGTCTTAATCCAATCAGCTAATTTTAAAGACAAGTCATATTTTTCTACATTAGATTGAAACGTAAATCGATTTATTGTTAGTTCATTGTGTTTTTTTAAAACTACCAAATTTCTATAAAATACATAAAGTGTAACCCCTAAAACTACAGTTTGAGAAAAGGCAGCGAGTATCGTAAGCATAATGATTATATCTGGAGTTAGTCCAAACATGTTAATTATCCATTAATACAAATTTTTAGGGCTGGATAACAAACAAGATCCATAATCTTTGCAAGTACCAATATACTCATTTCAATCATGTTTAACATTTGATATTTGTTTTATTTAAAATTCTGATCAATTCAGATTGATCAATATTAATAATTATAAATATGATTATTTTCTATAAAACTTAGGCTAGATGGAGGAATAACCAATACTCCCGTGTAAATGAATTATTCATTTGCCCTTGATGCCTCCCCTCTAACTTTTCATTGTTCAGAACTTTGTTTTGCACCAGACCCCTAAAAGCTACACAAGCTACACAAGCTACACCTATTCAAGTTGGTTAGAATCTTTTTTGTTTTTACTATAATTATAAAAAATATTTCTATCAAATTAAACTAGTGTAGCTTTCGTAGCTTTCGTAGCTTATTCAATATTTACTAGTACAATTTAATTAATCTAATAATATACTAATTACAAAATGTCAGTCAGTACAAAGATCCTACAAACTCTTTGGGCGTTTCTAAAGAATGATTTAGGGTATGGTTACAAGTGTACCAAATGTAAAAAACAGGGAAGAATGAACTATTTTGATGGTGGTTCTTATCCAATCATTGGTTTCTTTTGTGATGATTGTGATGTTGGTTGGAGTATAGAGTTTCTAAAAGATGATAAACATTGTAAGCGTTTACAATACATTTCTCGCTCGGCATGACGGATCATTGATCCGTGAAATTAAATTCCCTAGTCATAAAATTACATGAAAAGCGGAGTGGGTATGAGAATATGAATAACAGGGTAATACTTTGCAATATTGCGCTGAAATAATCTGATAAACATTTTAACAGATCAGAGTATTACCTAATGTGAAATTATTTAGGCATAGGATAATTGAATTTCCTAAATGTATCTTAGATGAGTCAACAGGGGCGCATATCTATATCACACCAGATGGGAAAAAATTACGTTCAGTTACAACAATGCTAAACAAAACAAAAGCAACTAAAGATAAAAAACAATTAACAGACTGGAGAGCCAGAATGGGCAATCCTGTTGCACAATATATCATGAATACATCAGCAATAATTGGAACAGAAACACATAGGCTAAATGAAAATTATATCAATATGGAACGTGATTCTTGTAATTATTCGCTATTATCATATGCACATCATAAAAATTTTATACCATATCTGAATAAAATTAAAGATGTATTTGGAGTAGAGCCTAAATTATTTTCTAGTGAGATGGGCCTAGCTGGTACTGCAGATCTAGTAGCAGAGTATGAAGGGAAACTATCCATCATTGATTACAAAACAAAAAGATCAAAGCAGAAAAATGAATGGATGATAGAGTATTTTATTCAGACTGCAGCATATGCTAAAATGTGGGAAGAGCTAACAGGGAAGCCAATAGAGCAACTAGTAATACTTGCATCCTCTGAGCAAAATACACTACAGGAGTTTATATCAGAACCTGCAAACCATTACAACGCTTTGGCTCAGCGACTAATACTATTTCACGACTAATGAATTTATACTGATTTGTAATATTGCGCTGAAATGATCAATTCAGATGAACAAAATGAATTAATACTAATTTTCAACAATACAAAATCATATTGAATAGTATTCAAGTACGACACTCTAAGGATTACTATAGACTATTAGATAGCGTGGTAGATAACGAATTAGCCATTAACGAGTTTGCAAATAATAAAACCCTGTGGGTTGCAATGGGTAATGAGTTAGAAATACAGGGTATAGAGAAAACAAGAATCTCTACTATCATAAGAAAAGACATTGAAGATATTTTGTATGAAAAGAAATTCAAAGAATACATGCCTAGAGAAGATTACAAATGGCATAACGGTAATTTTTGGTTAATAACTAAGAGTAATGGATGGACTGACCCAACTATGGCAAGACATGTAACTGATCCTAACGAGGATCAAGATAATAGTTCTATAAATACTCCCAATGGTAATATGATAAAATTATGTTATGACATTATTGATGTTTCTAAAAGTGTCATAGAGAAATCAAAAAACATAGAGCCATTAGATATAACATTTGGAAAAAAAGAAATGACTGAATTTTACAAGCAGAGGGGCGCGATAATTAATAACTGCAAAAATGCAATAGATAACAAAACCAAAGTGCCAAAGAACACAGAACTATTTCTCTTAGAGTGTTTATCGACTGTTCTTGGGAGTATTAACAAATGCGCTCAGGTATTCATGGAACAGAATCTAATTAGACTAAAAGAGCAAGGTAAATTTTTCACACTAAAGCAGGCCACGAAATTTCAAAAAGGTGGTAAGCAGAGTCAACTAGAAATTCTAAAACCAATCAGTAGAGATACAGCACTATACCTGAATTGTAGTGGTGTTCAGTGTACATGTGGGAGTTGGAACGTAAAGGATAAGAATAATTCAAATGATCTAGAATGTTATGATTGTGGGAAAGTATTACCGCAAGGCCATATCTCAAAGTGTAGACCGCAAGGCCATATCTCAAAGTGTAGGCATTGTCAAGTCCCATTATACAAGGAAAGATTGGAATATATGGTAAAGCACAATAACAAATGCAAGAATTGCGATACTGAGAATGACTTACCTCAAGAACTAGTACTATATGCAAAATCAAAATAGTTAGCAATTTCACAAAAAACAAACACCATGTTATTAACTAGTATTTTGAAAATATTGTATGAAAACAACTGACTATCCAGGAAATGAGGAGATTGCTATATTGAGACAGGTAGTACCGAAATTAGAGAAAGAATGTGATTGGCAAGCAGTGTATCATGCAAATCTTGATCTAAAAAATGAAATAGAAAAAAGAGACAAATGGATAAAAAAAAATGTCGATAACTAGAATCGTATATGTTGGACTGATTATGTCATTTGTAGCTGGTATCAATGCTGGTTTAGGGCTGTCATATTTTCTAAAATAGTTCCAATATAGCAATAATTGTAATTTTTAAATGTGAATAAAACGGAGAATGAATCCTCTAATGTTATCATACCAAATAATAGAGATGAGAATAAAGCAGAACTAGAACAACTAATCCTCAGATGTATTGTAATGAGGTTTTCAGAAAGAGAATCTTTGGGATACATTGCAGATAATTATAAAAAAATTGAATCAACTCGATATTATGAAATTAAAAAAACACTAGCTGATAAACTAGTAGAGGAGGGGTACAGGATTACCTCCAAGAACGGACTCTATGAACAGCACATGATGAGAATCCAAACACTAGAAACAATAGAAAAAGAGCAATGGAAATTATACAAGGCAGAACCAAAACCATATTTAAAATCAGCAATCCTTGAGAGAATTCAGAATCTACAAGTATTCCTTTCATCAGCTTATGATTACATCAGAGCTATCATCAAGAATCAGGAGGATCTTCAATTAATCATAGCCAAACATGGAGCTAAAAAACTTGAGGTATCATGAAGATAGGTCAAAAGATTGTATTTTATCCATTCACTGATCAGGAAGAAAGACAAAAACAATTTGAAACAGGGTTACCGGTACTTCCTACTGATAGAATAGAATGGGAATATCATTGCAGGCCACTAATCAAAGGTGAGCCAAACAGGCTAAAGTATCTACCAATGTTACTTGATGTAGTAAAAGATCAGCACCCATTCAAGTTTTTACTGTGGGGTAGGCAATGGGGAAAAACTACAATCATTGCATCAGACCTGGCATATGCTGCAACTACAAACTATGATTATGATCAAACATATTTTAATTTCAAACTGGATGCATTAAGGACTTTTTCTAATAATAAATTTAGACAAGACATATTTGGAACAGAACCATTATCAAAGTACCTAAAGTCAATAGCATCAAACATCGGTGCTGCAAACAAGATAGAGACCCATACACGTTGTATTATAGACATGCTTCTCCCTGGTGCTAAATGGGAAAACTCACAGGGAAAGTCAAACAAAAGAATGGTAATTGATGAAGGGCAAGATCATGATTGGGAATTTTTCCAAAACGCAAGAGAGACACAAGCAGATACAATGGGTGATACTGTAATTGCAGGAATTGGTGGATTCGTTGATACTGATTATTACAATTTATGGAAGAGCACAAACCAAATGAAATACGTCTACAAGAAAGGAGAGAACTATCTAGGATATGAAAACATGTCATGGCGCGCAGATTTGGAGTTTGATAGTAATGGATTAGTTTATGGGGATTACATGATAGATGTACAAGATGGCAAGTGGGTACCAGTTGAACCAAAAAACTTTGCACGTCATGGATATTATTTACCTCAAACGTATAATCCACGAATTCCATTAACTATCGTAGATGCTATTGAGAAATATCATGTATCGCCTGAATGGAGTATAGAATACAAACTAAATGATTTGAATTATACTCAAATAGATTTTAGACGAAATGTTCTTGCGGAATTTGTTGAAGGTGAACTAAAACCAATCA